ACCAGAACCACCAGAACCAGAACCAGAACCAGAACCAGAACCAGAACCACCAGAACCAGAACCAGAACCAGAACCAGAACCACCAGAACCACCAGAACCAGAACCAGAACCAGAACCACCAGAACCAGAACCGGAACCAGAACTAGCACTACACGATTGGCCGCACGTTTCGCTATTAACCGTATCAAAACTAGAACATTGTTGACTCTGTTCACACCAATAGCACGAGTTATCTCCAACATTATGTATATAAGCATTTAAACAATTGGAACACCCGCCTGGCACACTACTACAACTAGTATACTGATTCATCTATTATAATATAATATATTTATTATAATAGATATATATTATCTTTTTATCGTCTAATAAGATTGATTAGAATTGCGATTATTGCAATTGCTAAAATACTCCACAAGATATAACTATAATTTTGTTGTAATACGCGAATATCGCTATCATTCATAATTCCGTTAATATTATCCATATTTACATTTTTATATTGTAGACTAATAGACCTATATAATTCTAAATTTTCGGCCAAAACATTTTTATCAACTCCCATTTGTACATTTAAATCAACCGTCGACGATTCTAACGAGGTGAGTTGCTGTATCAATTGATCGGCAACCGAAACTAATTGTGTTCGAATATTATCCACGGTCGACGTATCCGGCGCAATTGCCTTCTTCAAACCGCATGCAGTTGTAGGTGTCATTTGAATACCGGAATTCGTATAAGTCGACCATTTCATACTATCTATATCTGTAATTGTTTTAGTACAACTAGGAGAATTATTAATAGTGCCGTCAGTACTAATCATAGATGCGGGATATTCGGATAGTTGTGCATTTTCATCAATATATCCTACCTTATTCATATTTGCCTGAATTCCCATTTGATTTAATGAATAAATAGAATTAATATTAGTTTCGCCATATTTTTTCCCATCCGACAAGGTAACACTAGTTTGCGCGGCTCCCTGTGATGTCATTTGCGCCATATTATCATTGACCATACATGTTGCTGTGTTAGACAACGGACTAAATGCTTGTAATGCAAAATACGGCGAGCCCATAGATACTGCTTTTGCTTGACATGATGCAAATGTATATCCGGTACCAAGTGGATTCATAACTTCATTTGGTTGTAAATCATTGTAACATCCGTTATACGCCGCTGTCGGAATTCCAATTTGATAAATAGCATTTGCCCACCCACCGCCGTAATTATATCCATCGTTTCCAACAGAATAATTGTTAGTTACACCGTATTGCGAGGCCGATTTCCAACTATTATTTACAAAACACTGTGATCTTTGAGTGCTAGGCGAAAAATCTTGTAACCCGAAAAATGAATATTTATTTGCGATTGCATAATTTTTGCATGTTTCATAAGTAAAATATCCGGGTGCCATAGTAGCCATAGCGCGATCCGGACTGTCGATGTATGTTCCAACATATTGTGAATCGGGGGTACTATAAATAGCATTCGTATTTCCGTTGCCGTATATAAACCCGTCTGATTGTTGCGAACATCGCGCGGCTTTCCCGTACACCTGTCCACTTGAATTGGCAATACCAAGTGCGCATTGAGCTTGACCGATACCAGCGCTGACATTTTGTAATGCAAATAATTGTTTATTATTCTTTAATGCCGTAGCTTGACATGATTCATACGTATAAATTGCACCACCGGGTTGAGTTGCCATGGCGGAATTTGCGGTGGACATATATGCCGGATTCATTGCATTAAAATCACCGATATATGTCGATGTGGGGTTTTCTACTAATGTTGTGACTTTAACATTTACATTGTCTTCACTTGTATCGACATATTGTTTAGTCGTAGTGCCTAATTGTAATTCTGCGGTTTGTAATTGTTCTAAAAGAGAATTAAATGTCGTTTGTAATTGTTGTAATTCTTGTAATTGACTTTGCGAAATTTCGGTTTGGTTAAGAATTTGTGTCGTTTGTGTCATAGTGGAACTATTTTCTTGGCCTAACATATTAGTTATACCTTCACGTCCCGACTGTTTGCCTCCTTTCTTCATTTTTTTCTCTAAATTATGTGCAATTTTATCTTGATTTTTTTTGAATTGTAATCCTTGACGTAATGTTGCACTAATTTCATTTTTGGATTGCATAGAAAAATTATATGTTTATATTATTATGTGAGTATAATCTATATTCATATAATAATAATAATAATAAACAAAATGGTTCATTGTGTTATGGTTGTGGGATAATCTTCATTTTCATTAATACGATCATCATAATAAGTAAAAACCACATACCAAACACAGATGGTAATTGCATATACACTGTCAAAATAATCAAAATACAAATAATAAATATCCAGAAAAGTACTTTTGGTCCTAACATTTTAAATTCAGGGAAAAATATAAGTTTTACTGTAAATACAAGAATAACAATAAGAATTAAAAACCATATTAAAAAAAGAGCACTTGTTTGGGTAACGTATAGTGAATTGTCGTCATAAGATTGGGTAATATCTTTATATTCCTGTTGCATTTTATCGATCTTTATGCGTTCATCTAATAATGAATTATAAACTTCTCTCAATTTCCCCTTTTGACTATTTTTTGAAGTAATATCAGATTGTTCAATGGGTTCTAATGATGCCAATTCAGTACTAATTTGTCCATTCAAATCAATTAATTGTTGATTTAATGATTGTAATACGGACGTGTCGATAGCACCCTTAGGTGCAATTGCGGTATATCCAGTAAAATTTTTAGCCAGACCAACTTTTTGATTGGGAACCTTGGCAAGTAAATAACACGTTTTGCCAGATTGTTGGTAGGTTGCCCCGGTACATGCCGAGTTTGCACTACATAACGATTGACATTCGGTTGCCGAATTAGCGGTTGGATATTGGTTATCTGAAGTAAGAATATAACTGCCGGGGGGACACCACGAACAGTTATACATTGCATTATTAATAATATCGTATTTTTGTGTAGAGTCTGCATTAATATCGGATAAATAGCTGGCATATGCTTGTTTATATTGCGTCATTATATTTGCAAATTGTAATTGTAGAGATTGAAGTTTTAATACAGTGGATTCTAAACCAGAATTAGAATCAGAATTAGTCATAATTTTAAGGGAGATATTATATACCAATATTTTTATATTTTGAGTACCATTTTATTTGTCTTTTTCATTTTGTCTTTTTCATTTTATTCATTTACATTTAGGATATTTTATAATATCAGATTTATATTTATATTATATTTACTTACATATATGACCAGAAGACATGACTGTATTTGATTTATCTGTATTTGATTTATCTATATTTATTTTGTCGAGACAGAAGAGAAGAAGAATATGATGAAGATGAAGATGATGAAGATGATGAAGATGATGAAGAAGAAGATCTAAAAATGTGGTACATCATTATACAAATAAGAATAATCCCGACAAAAATAGAAACATTGATGGTATATTGAGTTTTATACAATTCTTTTGAATTATTGATCATTTCATATGAGCCATTATTTGATCCACGTATTTGTGCCATTTTCTGAACAAGTTTTTTATTATTATCTTTTAATGATGTAAGTTTTGTATCCGTGACCATTGTATTTTTATTCAATATTTCGATATTTTTTTGAATATCATTTATAGTAGAAAAAAGTTGCCCGTTGACAGTATTCAGTGCCGCTTTATCGGTATCATATATTTGACTATATTCTTCGTAATCGGGTGTTTTGGTATGATTAATATAAGCGGTTTTAAAATTATCTAAAATGGCGGGGAATTGTTCGGTATAAACTTGTATTTTAGCTGAATATTGAGCAGGGGTAGTAGTTGAACCAGACATGATGTTATAGTATCGTGATATAATATATTTTTGCGAGGCTACATACAAATTCTATAATATAATCCGATAATTGCCGTTTTACTTGGTCTACGTATTTCACATACTTGCCCTGGTCTAATTCCAATTATTTGCGCGACGGGATCAAACCGAGAAATATCTGGAAATTGGGTATTATCCGTAACATTATATTTTGTTTTAACTATAATAAGTTCTTTTGTTGTTAGTACACGATGATCGGGAACTAATGCATGATTTAAAATATTAAATTGTAACCGTTTAATACTTTGAATGACGATAAATATTTGATCTTGTTCCCAGATATGTTTCAACAAATTCATTAATGGTTCATTCATATCATTTTTCACAATAATCATTAGTGTATCGGTATTTTTATTTAAAATTTCTTCTAAATTAAACAAATCATCAATCATATTTTGAATATCCGAACCACTTAGTTTGGATGATAGATAATATCTAATATATGTTTTTCCTTTACGATGGGTGTCTTCACTTTCTTCGTTTTTTTCTAAAAGCATATCAAGTTGATTGTTTTGATGCATAGTATTTACTTCATTGATACTAAACTCATTATAATCGTCGACTTTATATTCTTGTTTCTGCATTAATTCTAGAATTGTTTTTCTGGATTTATATATGGACGAAATAATGCTACTTGAATTTTGCGCGGTTGCCATTTTGTCTTGTTTATTGTATGTATAATAATAGTGTTTATATATTTATTATTATAATTATTGTTTCAATTTTATTTTGACCTAAAATTTGACAGTTTTAGTTTCATTTGATCCATTTGATCCAGTTGATCCAGTTGATTCGGCTGATCCTTTTTCTTCATTACTTTCATCTATTTTTTTCTCGACGACGGGTTCTAATATAGATACCGGATTAGTTACTGTTCCTATTGCTGCTGTTCCTATTGCTGCTGTTCCTGTTCCTATTGTTCCTATTGCTGCTGTTCCTGTTCCTATTGTTCCTATTGCTGCTGTTCCTATTGCTGATGCATTCGCCCTTTCTTCTTTTTTCTTTGCGATTATCGACGTTAATATTTGTTTATCTTTTTCAGAAAGAGCATCAAATTGAGATTTTATTTCAGGATTTCTAATATTACCCAATTCTTTTGGTTCATACGCAGGACTAGAGCCATTATATGCCGGACTCGTGGGCTCATAAGCAGGACTGCTACCTGGGCCGTTGTATGCTGGACTCGTGGGCTCATAAGCAGGACTGCTACCTGGGCCGTTGTATGCCGGACTTGTGGGCTCGTATGCTGGACTGCTACCTGGGCCGTTGTATGCCGGACTCGTGGGTTCGTAAATAGGGCTACCTGAAGCATATGGCGCATTGTCTGGATTTGTACTGGGTATACGAACCGGCTTATCTACCTCCATTTTAAATGGATTTTTAATGGCATTATTTTGATCGACTATTCGTTTAATCTTTTGTTTGTATAAATAAAATGAATTCTTTACTTGTGCCGCATCAAATGTATCATCTATAATATTCTCCCCAGTCAATTTATTAATATTATCAGAATATGACATATTTACTAATTGATCTACGTTATCCTCGGTGATGATTCTCATTTGAATATTCATAACCTGTAATTCTTGAATTAATAATTTCAACGTGTATGGAATTCGCACAATACTAAATGATCGACCAAATCGACTAACATTTTGAATATTCATTTTTCCATCGATAGTTGTATTATATTTGACCGGACCATCGGCAAAAGGACTATAGAATAGATTTACGGATGGATTATAAATAGCAATTCCTCCCGTTTTATTGCATACCGCCATAAAATATTCATCGCCGCGAGTCATATATGATTCATTTAAAAACCTGGAACATCCATGCGCCAATATTCCATCTCGCTCCATTTCGCCGATGCGTAACCCCCCATCATTAGCCCTACCCTGTACGGATTGTCGCGTGAGTGCGGTGTTTGGTCCTCTAGCGCGATAATTGATTTTATCTTTAACCATATGTTTCAATCGCATATAATAAGTGGGACCAATATAAATATCCGAATAAAGTTGTTCGCCCGTCATACCATTATATAAAATCTGGTTACCTGAACTATGATACCCTGCATTAACCAGCAATGATCCATATGTATCTATATGAGTCCCTTTATTTGCAAACGCAGTACAATCACCAAATCCTCCGTAATTACATCCGATTTTACCCAACACGGTTTCAATTAATTGACCGATAGTCATGCGCGATGGAATAGCGTGTGGATTTATGATAATATCGGGTCTCAGTCCGTCGGCGGTAAATGGCATATCTTGTTCTGGGATAATTAACCCAATAGTTCCCTTTTGCCCACTACGACTTGCCATTTTATCCCCGATTGCGGGCAATCGTTCTTCTCTAACCCTGATTTTCGCCAATCGGAACCCCTCTTCGCCCTCGGTAATAAACGACTTATCTACAAACCCTAATTGTCCCTTTTTAGGAAATACGGATGAGTCTACCGATTTTTGGTTAGATCCGGAGCCAGATGAATCGCGGGTAACCTTTCCAATCAATACCATTTTATCATCTAGCGCCGTATTTTCTTTAATGATTCCCCACTTATCAAGATAACTATAATCATACCCCGGTTTAATACCAGATACTAATCCAGGCTCACTCATAATATTATTAAACTGCATTGTTGTCGAAGAACCAGATACCTGTGGACTTTCTTCCCGGGATTCATACATGGAATAATAAGTTGTTCTGAATAATCCGCGCTGAATAGCGGCCTCGCTGATCAACACCGCATCTTCCACATTATATCCCGTATGAGACATGATGGCGACAATAGTATTTACGCCGTATGGCATTTGTTCTTTATTTATATATTCCAAATATCGTGATTTTACTAGCGGAATTTGTCCATAATTTAAAATGACCCCCATTTTATCTATCCGCATTTGATAGTTTGAATGGTATAATGATATAGCCTGTTTAGTTTGACCGCATGAAAATGCGTCACGTGCATATGGATTATTCTCTGCATAAATAATTAAATTCCCGAGTACCCCGAGAATGAGGGATGGATCAATTTCAACGTGGGTATAATATTTCGATTTTGATAAATCGTCGTATCGTGTAGCTATAAGCGCCCCATCTTCTTCTGCCGTATCAATATAATCCACAATAGCAAGTTTAATATTATTTGGGGAATCGTACATGTCCGAAAAATCATAGATATTATTATCATTTGATCTAATTGTGGATGACGTGTTAATCTTGCGATTAAATCCGGAAATAATTTGGCACCATGTAAATTGTCCACTGTTAATAAGTTCTATAATTTCAGGTTGTTCAAAACTGACTTTTTTCTGAACAATTCCTCCTTTTTTTGCACCGCCTTCTTTCAAATCCGGTTCAATATAGTATACTGGTCGACATAATCTACCCGCATCCGTATATATAAATATTTCATCGTGATTATAATTGAATGAAATGCTCGTATACGTGGGTATTAATCCGGCACGCCTATACATCTTCAATAAAGTTACAGTATGTATAGGATCATCTACAATTCCGATCCATTGCCCATTAATAAATATTTTAGTAGACGTACCTAAAAAACGCGAATCGCATTCTTGTAAAAGTCGTAACGATATTTTTGCGCGAAATAATTGAATTAATGGTTGCGCAGAGAATCCGCTGCTGACAGCAGTGCTTATAGCCATATGTTTATGAAGCCCAATATTACCGCCGTCGGGTGTATCCACTGGATCAATAAATCCCCACTGTGAGGTATGTAAGTGTCTAGGCCCTACGACTTTTGCGCTTGCATCTAATGGTAAATTGAATTTACGCAATTGTGAAATAAACGAGTTCCACGATAATCGATTTACATCTTGAATAACCCCGATACGTTTAGTATGTTCTTCTGCCCCCCAATTTCCTTTGAACGCCTTTTTAAACCCGGATTCAATGATACGTTCTTTAAAAAAATCACGGTAATTTAAATCTATTAACCCGATGAAATTATTTTTATATTTTCCACTGTGATAATAATTTTCACTATCAATTTTAAGTGCTATATCTCGTTTTTGAATTAAATAATATTCTCTAAAGAGATCATAAATTAACGATCCGGGTAGTTCAATACGTTTAAATCGAAAACTATCGCGATCAGTTGGCAAATCTTCTTTATTAAAAACTCTCAATAATTTCATGACCATATACCCGACAAAATACGCTTTATCTAAAAAATTTTGATTGCCGATATGTGGTAAAAAATAATTCATAAGAATATCAAAAACGCCGCTAATTGTTCCGCGTTTCGTGAAGGTGGCAATATATTGCAGAGCCGTTTCTTGTGTAAATATATTGTGTGAATCGTGAATGGATGGAATAAAAAAATCAATGTATCCTTTATTAGATTCTAAATCTAATATACAATATTCGATAATATTTTTATCGGAAATAACGCCGAGTGCTCGCATTAAAATAAATAGTGGGACCGGTTTACGTACATTTGGAACAATAACTACAATTTGTTCCATGCTGTATACTTTACTTCCCACTCCCATACCAGCTGGCCCCGCGACAATTTTAATACCACTTGTGCGGATAGGTTTAGATGCATCTTCAGACACTGATCGTATTTCGGCAGAATAACTGTACATATTATCCGGTTTATTTTTTTTAATGTAAATCATATTATCTGCAAACTTTTCTTGACTGACAATTAATTTTTCTTTTCCATCGATAATAAAATATCCTCCAAAATCTTGTCGACATTCGCCCATATTATATCTAACGTCAGTAGCAAGACCATTTAGTATACACAATTTAGATTGAAGCATTATTGGAAATCTTCCCAGATATATTTGTTCTAGTGTGATGGTATGAGTCTTTTCTATGCTTTTATTACCTCCACTTATACCTCCACCACTTACACCTCCACCCCCAACCCCTTCTACCCCCTCCTCATAATAAGTAAATTCCACATCAACGTCATAATGGATGGTGAGGCCATAGGTCATATTACGCAATCGTGCATCATTTGGATACATAAAATGAGAATAATTGTCGTCATAAATAACCGGTTTTCCAAAATATATTTTATCTCCATTTTTTCCACCTAAATATAATAAGCATTGATTATGTTGTCCTTCGGTGAGTTCAACATCTTTTTCATCTTTTTGAATAAACCGTATTGGATTATTTTCTTTGAAAATACGATTAATTCCGCCATTTGAAAAAAAGTCGTTATAAGATTCTAAATGATGAGCAACTAAATTACTTGGATTATCCTTGAAATATTTATCAATGAGTTTCCACGATATATTTTCCATCATATTACTTCTATCTTTTCCTGAACTCTGACCAGAACTTAGACCAGAACTTAGACCAGAACTCTGACCAGAACTTAGACCAGATCCCTGACCAAAAATCGAGCTAATAGACGATTCTTTTTTTTTCCCAACAGTTTTTTCTTTCGGCATTGTTGAATTATATTCTTATATAATAGCACATTTTTATATAAGAATTTTAATATTATTTATTTTGATTTTGATTTCGATTTTGATTTCGATTTTGATTTCGTCGGCTTAATTTTTTTAGTAGTAGCCATTTTTTTGTCCATTTTTGATTTTGACCAACTTGCCGTACCGAATTTTGTCCACGGTTGACTCGGTCTATCATGTAAATAAGGTCTTAAATACTCCCATTGTCTATTTTTATTGCAATATGCATTGACGGAAAATGGGGTTCCACACGAACTTCCCCATCGTGCCATAAAAGACATATTTTTTATCATCACAGAATCGGCAACACATCCGTCCATTGCGCCTCTAGGTGCAAACGGTTTTGGTCTATCCGACTGCGACATATATTCCCGTCCATCTAAGTCATAATGCGAACATACCGTTCGCGAACATTTATTTACTTTATGTAAATATACATCATAATGGTCAGCAATAAGTTTTAATGCAGTGGCGACATTCAATTTCCCTTTATATTTATCCATTAAATCGGTTAGACGAACACGTCTTGCTCCCTGATGACGACGAATATCATCGAATCCAGGATTAACACATTCTATATTACGAATACGCGGATCATAAGTTGCATTGAATCCAATAAAATATCCGTTTTTGGTACGTTCAATATTATGATATTTCAAGCCCAATTCAATGCGTAAAATTTCATTTGTATTCGTATCTCCAAACAACCATGAATTCGCATAATCGCCCGAATTTCCATCCAAAAATATCTTCACATATTCGTCTAGTGTATTTCCGTATTGCATGGCTTTACGTGCACGACAAGCAATCGTATATTTGTTTTCGTAGGGAATAAATCCTCCGATGGTGGTTTCTGTTCCAAGAATACCGCAACTAGTTACAAAAAAATCCGTACCACTCCAAATCCAACCAGGACATGTTTGCATTAATATCCGATGACCGGAAGATGGCCAAATATCGAGAATACAGTTCATATACTGTCCATCTATAAATGTACTAAAACTATTATGCGCAACCACAATTTTCCCGTCTGTCGTATAATCGCCGACCGCGATAAATGCGCTACATCTATCGGGAGCACCTCCACTATTCGCACCTCCACTATTTGCGCCTCCTTCTTTTGATCCGCTACTTCCTTCTTTTAAATACGATTGTGGGTACCATGATCCGGTCAACGTAAAATAATTATTCCATGCTAAAATTTCATCGATCGTTGTTTTTGTTCCTCCGGCACAACATCCTGCTGCAATTCCTTCCATTTCTTCATAAAATTCACCGAAGTGTTTTATGATGGTATCCTTTAAATAGGTTGCACCAGATTCAATGAAAAAATCCCATGTTTGTCCGTAATCGTTATAAACGAGAAATTTCAACATTTCTTGGATTTGTTTGAATTGATCTGCAATTAAATATCCGTGAGCATACCCACGCTCCTTTGCAGCTCCTTTTATAGATAAGTATGTCCATCCATTTATTTTACGCATTTGGCCATTTTTACATTTTTGCATGTTATGTGTTATACTATACTATGCAATTATAATAATAATGATAATAATAATTGCTTATCTTGTCAGTATTGTCGCATTACACATATACAAGTAAATCATAAACCTATTTTTGTTGTTTTTTGTTCTCAAGTCCCTCTCTTCCATATCTACCGGTTTTCATAAATGTTAACATTGTAATGAATACAATAATAAATGGTACCGCAACTAAAAACCATGCGATTTCAGTATGTCCGTCACCACATATTAAATTCAATATCCATGTCCAGAACAAGATATAAATCAATTTAACAATAAAAACCATTGCGGTGTTTGGTACTTGAGCGGAATAATATCCTAAATTATATACTCGGGTATTTCCAAAATTATGGACAATGACAATAATTAAACTGATTATAGATAGAACAAAATAAACGAATGCAGGGGTGCATAAATCTCTAAGCTTTCTAGGAAATGCCATCTTTTTTATTATATATTATGCTAATACAATAAAAAAATCAAAATCAAAATCAAAATCAAATTATCTGGGTGATAAAAACTGTCCGGCAGTAGGATTTGGATTGACTGGTGCGGGAAATCCTTGTAATGCGTTGCCCGCCGACTGTAATCCAAACCGCATATTATTTCCTATATTTTGTATACCTTGTGGAATTAATCCACCCCCTCTAAACCTTCGTATTCCTTTCCTTGTCTTTGTCCTTGTCTTTATTCTTTTATTACCGCGTCTATAACCACTCTTTCCACCCTTCATCCCTCCGTAAAATAGCGAAGGACCCAAATTTCCATTTCTTTCTTGGCCGAGAAGATATGACGGATCCCCCCCATTATAATTATTTAATGAATAATGATTAGATACGCCAACAGTACCCGCGACTCCTGGCCACGATCCTATATTTCCACCGGTCCATGGCGCGCCGACCAAACTAACACTACCACCATGTTGTCCAGGCATACATGTGGCACACCCTCCCGACATCGACTTAGACATCGACTTAGACATTGCCTTAGACATTGCAACCCCGCGTCTAAATCCTACCCCTATTTTTCTTCTTTTCATTATTTTGGGTTTTAAATGACATGTTCCTGGACAGTTATGTCCGCAACTACAGCCGGGCTTACATCTGCAATTAATATCACAAACAGTACAAAAAATCAAGGGCCTCTTTTTTTTGGTGGCACATCCTTTCATTTTCCAAACCGTCTGATTTCGTTTTTTTTGTTTATTTTTACGCGTTCCCATAATATTTATTTTGTTGTATATTAGCAATAGATAATAAATAATACATTTATTCAATATCGACATGAGTTAAAACATGACGCCGGCAACACATTTTCTTCAACCCCAGATCGTCCATAACTTCTCCTTCTGGTGTTTTTTCGCTAAATTCTTTTGTTAAATAAATAACTTTATCAACATCCATATCTTTTGCGAGTTTTCGTTTTCTTACTTCTTCGGTATAATATCGATATTTATCTGCCAATACCATCCCACACGAAAAGCATTTAACTGGAATAATCATTGTATTATTGTATTATTGTATTGTGATATATATTTATATTCTTTTTTACAATCAATTATTTTTATTTATTTTCACACTATATATTACATAATGACCCGATCGGTAAAACGAACAACTAGAAGAACTAGAAGAACTAGAAGAACTAGAAGAACTAGAAGAAGTCATCGCGGTGGAACTGGCTGTATAACAAAAATTAAGTTAAAAAATGTATCATCCAAACAACTAAACCACGCCAATTTGGAATTATGTGCCGATGATTTTGAGGATGCGACTAATAAACCTCGCGAAACGTTGAAGGCAAAACTTAATAAATTTAGATTAACCAAAGAAAAACTTGAAGCTGTTATCGTGGCAGGCGATATTGATGGTATAGCTCCAGATGCCACGGTCGATGAATTGATGAATAAAGTATATTCGGATCATGATTGTTCCATTGAAAAAACCGCACAATTTCTTTTGAGTGTGGCTGCACGACGTAGAATAAGTGAAGTTGCTCATGGCATGGTTTCTTTTGATAAATTTTAGACGAGGCATCCCGATCCTGAACACTTATTCATATAGTAATAAGTATCAACGGGTAATGTTTTTCCAGTACTATCCGAATTAAACGTTGGACCAGTGGATTTACCTGCAACACATTTAGTATCATTTAGCCAACCACAACACGATGACATTTTACAATTAGATTCTGTCAAATTTCCGCACGCTCCTTCTAAATGTTGACTTTGTCCTTCGTATAATTTACAAAAACTTTGATCTGGTGTCATCATAATATCGGTATCCGATTCGCCCGGTACTCCACCGACAACCGAATCAATGTTAGATGTCATTGTTTCGATTGTTGCAATAGGAACTAATTTAGTCGATGTAGGGTAAGTATTTAAATTTAGGTTGAATATATGTATTATTGTAATAGCCGCAAGCATAACTCCAACCACAATTAGAATACCGATATAATTTGATTTTACAAAATCCATTTTTTTGTTATGCTGCTTTATAATAACAGTATAACAAAAAACAAAAAATTGATCTAAATAAATGATTATATAAACATAAACATAATATCCTAATAACAATAATGTCGTTGTCGGTACTAGCAACAATAAAATCATCTAAATCCGAATTATTAGCCAAGGCCACTGAATTGGGTATATTACATTGCAAATCAAAATCAAAAAGTCAACTCTTGGAATTGATAAATCAAAAAAACAAAGAACCCCCAATATATAATCCACTGCAACAAGAACAACAAGAGCAACAAGAACAACAAGAGCAACAAGACCATCAGCCCACAATCCAATTATATAAAGGAGATGCGAATATCGAGTTAGATAAAGTAGAAGATAAAACGATTCAAACGGTATGTATAGATCCGCCATATAATATTGGGAAAGATGTTTGGGACAATATTGATAATTATGTGGAATGGTTGACAAAAATAGTCGTAAAATTAGAAAAAAAGATGAGAACCAATGGATCAATGTTTATATTTCATAATGATATGGAACAAATCGCGGAATTAATGATTTCGCTAAAATTGAGAACTAATTTAGTATTCAGACAAATGATTGTATGGAATAAACGATTCGATAAATCAAAAAAAAAGGGATTCTTGGATGGGTTTGTGGTAAAGAATGATATGCATAATTGGAATAAAATGGCAGAATATATATTATTTTATACATTTGATAATTCCAAAACGATTAAAGAAGAGAGAATGAAGCAAAAAGTTTCTCAAATAACCATATCACAAGAAATAAAAAGTAAAACGGGCGGATTAACTGGATGGTTCAGTAACATTGAGACGGGAAAAAATCAACCAACTAGAGAAACAATGGTACCCATTACAAAACATTTGGGATTATTGTATGAGGATATAGTCCCTAAATTTCGGAATTTAAAAACAGATCATAGTGTTTGGAATTATGATATGGCACCAAGAAATAGTATTCATATGACACCTAAACCAATTGATTTATTAAAAAATATTATATCGCATACATCTGACGAAAACGATTTATTATTGGATTGTTTTGCAGGAACGGGGTCGTTTGGATATGCGTGCCGGGAATTAAATAGACGATGTATTTTGATAGAAAAAGATCCACAATATTGTGAATATATTGAAAAACAAATCAATTCATAGTTAACAAAACAACAATACGCCTAAAACAAGACAACAACAATAACAACAACCAATCAAAGTTGATTAGAAATCGCGACCTTCATTTTTTCTACCCATTTATTTTCACAAAAATTCTCATCGCCGACAAATCTATTTCCGTCGCGAGTCATTAAACAAATATTAAATCCACGAATCGTAAATTCCGTATTACTGCGCGGAATACAGTGCCCTAATTGAATATCAGTAGGTCTAGGTGCTACCCGTGAATCGCGGTTAATATCTTCAATCGTTATTTCATTTCCCATGACAGGACAAATACTAAACCCTTTATCGTTGAATACCTTGCGCCCGATCTGAGAAAATCGATCGCGAAGTACGATCTTATGTTGATCCAACAATTCCAAATATTCCTTGAATTCATCTACCCGCACCAATTCTTTAACCCCTCTGACATTATATACATACGTATTCATATCTAAATGAGCGCCTGCTAACATTAGAGGAGTAGATGAATCTTTTAATGGAATGGCGCATGATAATTTTATTTGTTTATTTCGAATAAGTTTTTCAGTTTGATCTGTAATTTGGATGGGAAATAATCGATTGGATCTATTTTTATATACATAATCATCGTTTCCTGGTGTTGAATAAATAGATGTATCTATTTTGGTGGGAATAGATGCAAATCCGCAGAATAATTGCCCGTGAATTGTGGTATTACATTTCCCGCTGTGTCCTATATGTAAACTACAAATAGGAGATTGAATATGATTCATAATTTCCTCCATCGAATTCTCGATAAACGGTTTTATTTTATTGAATGCCAATGCTACTGTTTTTTCGGAATTTTGTTTTGAATTTAGTGGTTTGCAACATAAATGATTAATATAATATTGTCCTGCATCATTGGTCCACTGTTTAGCGTGGGCTAGACATGCAATATGATTAGGGTCGGAATATAAATTTACCTTTATTATTGGTACTACGATTGGTACTACGATTGGTACTACGATTGGCTCCATTATTGGTACTACGATTGGCTCCATTATTGGTACTACGATTGGTACTACGATTGGCTCCATTATTGCTATTTTAGTAACAATATCGTCCACTATTATTTTCACAAATTTTTCGACTATCGACATATTGTATATTGTTATAAGTATACAATACATAAATGTACATTTATAACTTCAATTTTTATTGGAAAATAAATAATATTATTTTGCATCTAATACCACAAATTGATCATCTGGCAATCCAATGCCAAATGTGAGTACCTTTTTTTTCAAATATTTGAATTGTTTTTCGGGTAATAAATATAAATTATAATGCAACATTTTTAAAATAATAAGCATCCATGTTGCGTAAAATGGCAATACTGTTTTCTTAAGATGTTCATGTAAAATTCCCTGTTTATATTTTTCATTATAAATGGAAAATTCAACATTAAATCCCAATTTTGGATTATCTTCGTTTTCGTTTTTATACATAATTTTATGACCGTATGCAAGTGTATTATTATGATTTAATTTCCATACAAACTTTTTAAATTTAGTTTTTTTAACATGTAAAAAATGCTGCATTTTTGCCATAATACTATTTTCATTATCGGAAAATATATCCACATCAATATCACTTGTCCCAGGAAAATAATCACAGCGTTGAACGCTGCCAAAATATAAGATTTTGGTATCTAGATAATCGCTTAATTCTTTAAAAAATAATTTAATATGATCGGGTAATGCGTTTTTTGTGGTTTCCATTATACTATTATATTACTATTAGATTAGATAATTATCCTACCCAAAATTGTCAGCTGATTGTGACAGTGTATCACTCATGAAATTATGCAATAATGTTTCTCTATTATTATTGACAATATCGCCAGCTAACATCGCAGATTCATATGTTTTTCTTATAACATTATTAGGTGCATTACTTCCCACTTTCATAAGTCCATGATCTCTTAAATATTGTTTAACTTCATTAATCGGTTTTTTTTTCAATTCTTTATGTGCATTGATAATTTTTTTACGTGTATTTTTATCCTTTATTAAAATTCCAACAGTACGATAAATCTTGGACTTACCTAATGTATATTTTCTACGTACCGTTTTTTTAATTATTTTTTTAGATTTTTGTGGCATTATCTCCATATTAGTATTTGTACTGTGTAATGTACTGTGTAATGTACTGTGTAATGTAGGCACAATAGGCACTGTAGGCACAGTAGACAATGTAGGCACAGTATGTACAATAGGCACAGTAGGCAATGTAATTAAATTCTGTGTTATCATTGCATTATCATTTTGTTGCATTTTTAATTTATTTTTTAATATTTCCAATTTTCGTTCTCGCTCTGATATGATGGTTTCGGGGACAAGGGGTTCAATTATAACCGGGAGAGGTATGTGTTGTTTCTTTGCGGTATTCTGATGCCAATTACGATATGTTTCTTTAATCCCATTTTTTAAACAACCATATGGAACCGAAGTATCGACAGAATAATTTAATTTGAGGATAGATGCAACTTCATTTGCTAACCCAATAGTATTTGGATTTGATAATGACAAAGACGATGATTGAACAAATTGTTCGGGTTTTAATTCTTCGGGTAAATCTAATTCAACGTGAATATAATCGTTAGCCCTACCAGTGTCAGTACCAGAACCAGAACCAGAACCAGAACCAGAACCAGAACCAGAACCAGTACCAATGCCATACGAATGCATATTTTTAACCGTTTTTTTCGCCAATTGTTCCCGTTGTTTTTTTTCGTATTTAAGCTTATCGTCATCATCTTTATGTTTTTTTGAAAGACTGCTTAAATAATTAATAGATTCATAAAATTCGTCTGGCGATTCGTCAATAATATTATTGTTATTGTTTGGTATAGGAGTAGATGACGCGGTAACATCATGTAATCGTTTTTCCCGTATTTTATGTTCTTTAATGCGACTTAAAAATTGTTTTTTCAATGAATTTGAATTAATTAATAGATGTTGACTAGGCCGTTTTTTTTCAGTTTTAGTCTTGGATTTACTACCTGAAATTTTAAACAATTCCGGGTTTATTTTAATGGTTTTTTTATTTGACGATGAATCAATATTGGCCATATACTACTGTACAACATTGAAAATAAAACTAGCTTTTGTACATATAACACATTTCCTAAATATTTATTGTAAAAACTATTTAGAAATAAAATTGAATTGTAAATAATCGAATCATTGGTATAAACAACAATAATGTCGATTGATAACAAATCAATAATGGAAATTTCTCTAATACACCAAAAACAAAAACAGGAGGACGTGAATGTGGAACGCGATGACATTGATATCACCGATGATCCATATATCGAGTCGCCGTGGACGATCATTGAATCATATTTCAAAGGTCATCATCTTGAACGATTAGTGCGGCATCAATTAGAATCATATAATAATTTTGTGGGATATCAAATAACAAAAACGATTGAAATGTTTAACCCAGTACATATTGCATCCGAACAAGACTTGGATCCAAAAACGGGCAAATATTCACTGGAATTATTCGTATCTTTTGAAAATTTCCATATTTACCGTCCCCAAATCCATGAAAATAATGGGGCAACAAAATTAATGTTTCCGCAAGAAGCGAGGCTGAGAAATTTCACCTATGCGTCGGCAATGACAATAGATATTAATATTAAATTTGTTATTAGAAATGGCGCCAACTTGGAAAATGTACAAACCCTTCATAAAACCCTTCCTAAAATTCATATAGGGAAATTGCCCGTTATGTTGAAATCAAGCATTTGTGTATTAACCCAATACAAACATGTTGAAAATAGTCATACAGGAGAATGTAAATATGATACCGGTGGATATTTTATTATTAATGGATCCGAGAAAACAGTATTAGGACAAGAACGATCGGCGGAAAATCGTGTATACTGTTTCAATGTATCCAAAAATCAAACCAAATATAATTGGTCGGCTGAAATCAAATCGGTCCCCGATTATAAATGTATTTCGCCAAAACAACTTACTATGTATGTATCATCTAAAAACAACGGATTCGGATATTCGATCTATGTTCAACTCCCGCGAGTAAAACAACCCGTACCACTATTCATTGTTTTCCGTGCATTGGGCGTAATTTCGGATAAAGATATCTGCGAACGCGTATCGCTGGACATTACAAACGAAAAACAAAAAGATATTGTGGAAGGATTGCATGCTTCAATTATCGACTCAAATATATGTATGACACAAATCGATGCGATTAAATATATTATGGGATATGCGATGTACAGTCCAATTAATATGGACAAAGAAACGGGTGCCCGGAAAAAATACGAGTTTACTCAAGATATTTTGAACAACGATTTGTTCCCGCATTGTAATACTCCTCCCCAGAAAATCTATTTCTTGGGATATATGACTAATCGATTACTGCATGCTAGTTTTGGATGGACGAAGCCCGATGACCGTGATTCATATGTAAATAAACGCATTGATCTTACGGGTACTCTACTCAACAATTTATTCCGAAATTATTTCAATAAATTGGTGAAGGATATGGAAAAACAAGTAATTAAAGAAATTAATACGGGATCGTGGAGATCGACAGATGATTATTTGAATATTATGAATCAAACAAATATTTATAAAATAATTAAGTCGACGACTATTGAAAACGGATTAAAGCGGGCATTATCCACTGGTGATTTTGGAATTAAACACATCAATAGCAATAAGGTAGGGGTTGCACAGGTGTTAAATAGATTAACGTATGTATCAAGTCTGAGTCATGCTAGGCGTGTTTCGACACCAACCGATAAAAGCGGAAAATTGATCCCGCCCCGCAAACTGCACAATACGTCATGGGGTTACCTCTGCGTTTCGGAAACACCCGAGGGTCAGTCAGTTGGCATTGTAAAAAATCTGAGCGTAATGACTCACATCACTATTAATTCAAATAGTAGTCCTATACACGAATATGTTAGTCCTCATATTGTTGAAATTCATCAACTAACTCCTGCGGAATTATTCGGGCGTGTAAAAGTATTTGTTAATGGAGCGTGGGTAGGAGTCGCCATAGATCCTATTGAGTTATATGATATTCTTCGAGACAAAAAACACCAAGGAATTATCAATGTGTATACGTCTATCGTATTTGATTATAAAATGAATGAAATCAGAGTATGTAATGATGCCGGAAGATTATCTCGACCGGTATTACGCGTAAAAAATAACAGATTATTACTTGGCCGAAATGTGGTCAAACAAGTCGATCGCGATGAATTGCAGTGGAATGATTTGATAACAAATTGTAAATTGACTGAATCTGTAATCGAATATATTGACCCGGAAGAGCAGTCGTGGGGTCTGATTGCGATGAAACCGCGAGATTTATCTGCGGCTAATGGTATTAGTCCTAGTCCCAGTCCTAGTACCAGCAACTTGGATTCTGACAATCCATTGCCACCTACCGCTATTTATAAATATACTCATTGTGAGATTCATCCGAGCACGATTTTCGGCGTGCTTGCATCATGTATCCCGTTCCCCGAGCACAATCAATCGCCTAGGAATACGTATCAATGTTTAGATATAAATGAACATGTATTAATGTCCGACGGGACAAGAAAACGTATAGAAGATGTGAAAATAAATGATGAGGTCGTGTCATTTCACCCCAAAACCATGGAAATCAGTAATACTAGAGTAACTCATCATTATGTTAGAAATACCGATAAAAAAATATATAAATTAAAAACTATAAGTGGACGAGAAATTATTGCTACAGAAGATCATACATTTATGACTTCGGTAGGATGGAAAACTGTGGATGAAATAAAATTAAATCCATCATCCTATAAAATTGGTATATATGTTGAATCGGTCCTTGCTAAAGACGAAGAATATAATAATTATTGCGCCATTAATACATCCAAACATATGGACAAACCTACATGGTTAAATATTGTAAAAATACTAGGACGTGCCATGTTTATACCAATGGATTCTATAACTGAGGTAGAGAATAGATTGATTTCTGATATTACGGTTGAATCTGATAATCATAGTTTTATAGCAGGGGCGAATTTCCTGTCTAGTAATTGCGCACAGGCAAAGCAGGCAATGGGAGTGTACGTCACGAATTATGAAAACCGAATGGATAAAACGGCATACGTCTTAAATTATCCCGCAAGACCATTAGTGGATACCCGTATCATGGACATGATTCACGTTAATAAAATTCCATCGGGATGTAGTGTTATTGTTGCCATTATGACACATACCGGATATAATCAGGAAGACTCATTGTTGTTCAATAAAGGATCGGTTGATCGTGGTCTATTTCAAGCGACAATTTATCATACTGAAAAGGACGAAGATAAGCAAAAGATTAACGGTGACGAGGAAATCAGATGTAAACCTGATCCATCGAAAACAAAAGGGATGAAATTTGCAAATTATAATAAGGTGAACAGTAAAGGTCTTATGCCCGAAAATACATTGGTCGAGAATAGAGATGTTATTATTTCAAAAATCACGCCGATAAAAGATGCGCGTAATGATCATACAAAAGTCATTAAATATGAAGATCAAAGTCGTATTTATAGGACAGATGAAGAAACGTATATTGATAAAAATTATATAGATAGAAATGGAGATGGATATAGTTTCGCCAAGGTGAGATTGAGAGCGGTGAGGAAACCGGTGATCGGAGATAAGTTTTCGTCGCGTAGTGGTCAAAAAGGAACTATTGGAATGATTATTCCGGAAGCAGATATGCCCTTCACAAAATCAGGAGTTCGTCCAGATTTGATTTTGAACCCGCATGCGATTCCGTCGCGTATGACAATTGCGCAATTAAAAGAAACAGTTTTAGGGAAAACGTTGATTGATTTAGGATTATTTGGAGATGGGACGAGTTTTGATGAATTTGATGTGAAATCGATTTGTGCAAAATTACAGAATAGTGGATATGAATCTAATGGAAGCGAAATCATGTATAATGGATTGACGGGAGAACAACATGAATGTAGTATATTTACGGGTCCGGTGTTTTATCAACGATTAAAGCATATGGTTATTGACAAACAGCATAGCAGATCAATTGGACCCATGGTGAATTTAACAAGACAGCCAGCGGAAGGACGTAGCAGGGATGGTGGACTTCGATTTGGCGAAATGGAACGAGATTGCATGATTTCCCATGGAGCAGCAAGGTTTACGCGGGGTAGGATGTATGAAGCATCGGACAAATATCAAGTAAATGTATGTAAAAAATGTGGACTAATTGCATCATATAACGACGAAATGCATATTCATCATTGTAGAACATGTGATAATCGCACTGATTTCGCATATGTAGAAATACCATATGCATGTAAATTATTATTCCAAGAATTAATTACCATGAATATTGCGCCGAGAATGATTACTAGTTCGTAAAATAATAAAATGTTAGTATATAGTATATTATTATAAATGGATGATTTAATAGCCGAAATATTTGGACCTCAAAAAATAGAAGAGCCGATTTTTACACTTGATACGCTTGGTCAAAATCCAGATGCGACCGTTGACAGATGTGGCAATCGGTTTAATAATGGTACTATTGAGCCTAAAATATTTGGTCCTTATACAAATACGTTAAAATATACACCGTTGGGATTTGAGCTTATAAATTGGTTACATTATAATAGAGATGACAAATATATACAACAAATCAAAAATACGAAACCTGTTGCATATACACATCAAAAAAAATGGTTTGACTTGGCCGATACATTACAAACATGGATGAAAAAACACAAGTTCGATAAATCCCTACAGGGTCCAGGTGGCCTTGGTAAAAAATCCAAAAGAACCAAAAAATCTAGAAGAAAAACACGAAAATATAGAAGAAGATAATTTTCACATTGTTACATTTTTTATTTTATGTCGGGTGTAATCGCACCGAAATATAATAGACGAGCGCAGTAGTCGAGCCAAATAAAACTCCACCCCATAAGGAATCAATAAGAGCGATTATTGGTGACCAGTTTCGCAGTAATGCTAAATTTGTTAGATCAAATACCGAATAAATAACAAGTCCTAGTAAAAACGCGTCCTTGATACTCTTTTTCTCTCTAATAATGAAATAGTAAAGTCCAAATATTAGAGAAATGTAGCAAATTACTGCAGCAAATATATTCAATTGTATAGGCGATCCTTGAATTATACTAATCTGTTGATTGAATGCATTTTTCATCAACCATAAGTAAATGGAATCTAGCAAAACTAAACATCCTGCAATAATACAAATAATAGTTGCATCTTTTTTCATTATTATTATTATATTTTGTACAATATAATAATATAATATAATAATATCTTTATCAAATATATATGACATCAATAGGATATACAAATTTATATGGATCTGTTAAACAAACGCCGGTTGATCCAAGATTTAGAATGAAATTAGGTGGTGGACTTCCTGGATTTATTCCGCAAGCAGTACAGACCACAGATAATTACGACGAGTTTGCCCAAACGCGGTTCTTGTTGAAAGAAGCGTGGAATACAAAATATGCGCGTCAATTGGATTACCAAAGGGCAATATGTACCCCATTTAGAGCAGTAAATAATGCAGGTGATTTATTGAGCAGGAAAAATTATTCATGTGGCGGATCATGTCAAACATTTCAAAGTCGACCGGGACTATTTGGACTTAAAACTCATTTTGGACATATCCAAGATTTATGTGATGGATCAGGTGTTCCACCATCATCGTGTAATGGTAAATACGTTTATGATTCGTCAGATTATAGCCGATTTTTGAAACAAAAGGCGATCAATAAGAATTATAATGATTTGTCGTATGGAGGAGATGATAGTTCAGCAAGTCAATCGGCGTGGCGAGCAATTCGAAGATATTAGATATTGAATCATTGAATAAAAATATACAAATATTATTATATCTATGTAATACATAAAGAAAATGAGTACGAAGGCTATTATCTCAATATCCAGTAGGTTCTACGAATCAACACCAACACCAATATAATTATTTTCATGGTATTCACGAGAACTTGATAAGCCGTAGTGGTCGTGGTGATTTGGGCAGAAAAACAAAACGCAGAAAATACCAAAAATACGGCAAAAAAATAAAGAAGACAAAAAGAAGATAAATTAAAATTTAATTGTCTAGCTAATATTATATATAAGAAGATGACAACCGTTATATATAATAATTATTGCAATATCCCGTTTGCGGGAGGATCGTATAATGGATCAAAAATAATTGGACCAATGCGCCATGTATATCCGCTTGCTATGCCAAGACACAATTACGGAATATTAGCAGGAATTCATCCCAATCCTCCGCAATTTGGAGTGGCAGATGGCGCATCTGAATTCTCAAATGCTCGTCGTCAATATCTTAGGACAGCGAGTTATGCAGAATCAACCAAAACAGGAACAGAAATGTATTCCCCGATTAAACCCACATCGGCGTTTAATGCAGGAACACAGCGCAGTTATTTGTTATCACAATCAACAAAATATATTGCTCCAACATCATCGTCAATGTATATTTCAACGAGAAAAGCGCAAGCAGTTGGAAAATCAAGTTATAAACAAGGATTATCGGTAGATGCCCCGATGACGTACAAGAATTATAATCGCAATGATGTTAGATCCGCACTCCGATTTGCTAGAGCAGGAGGATGTGTTGCGCCGGCAAAAAAAGGATCAATATTCAATCATAGTTTAGTCAATAACGATCATGGTGCTGGATGGGGCGCATTACCGAGACAAACCTATTGACAAAATAAAAAAACCAATAACAAAACCAATAAAAATATTTTGTGGAGATATATTATAACAATCAAAAGAAAATGATACATAAATTATTAGTAGAGTTTTTAGGCACATTGTTTTTGACATTTATCGTATTGGCAACACGAGGAAATTGGTTAGCTATTGGCGGGGCGTTAGCCGTAGGCGTATTATTAGGCGGTCGTATTTCGGGCGCGGCGTATAATCCGGCAATAGCAATCGCGTATTTTGCCGCGGGAAAAATTGCAAGTACCGAAATGGTGGCGTATATAGTCGCGGAAATTGCAGGAGCATTGGCAGCACTACAATTGGTAAGAATGATTAAATCGTAAAATTATAAAGAATACTCGATTAAACATGCTCGAACGGCATCTTTAATATTTCTCACATCAGGGAATAATGTTTCCAATTTAATAGTATCTAGCAAATTATTCGATCGATCCGATGCCAATATTTTACGCTGTTCATCCTGCGAAAAGTTTTCCCAGGTAAATGCCGGATCGACGAGTTCTTGATACATTGTTAAAATTTCGTTATGTGAAATTACGCCGGGATTTGTCAAATTAATGGTTCCAACTGTCCGGCTTTTCATCATGAATAGAACAATGGGGAGTAATTCAGGTAATACGGACATTGAATTGGGAATAGAGCAAATGCGAGAATAATGGGTGATTTTAGTGATAAAATTTCGATCGTTTTGCTCGCCGGTGATTGGCATACGAATGCGTAGATTTAACACAGAATCTTTATGGATGTGCATTAATCGATCGGTAAATCCTTTCACGATGGAATATGACGACCCGTAAAAATTGGGTAATGAATCTTCAGTAAATCCTGTCACCCCTCCCAACGGCCGTTCTTCGTCATATTTGAAAATACAGCCTGTTCCGAGATATGTGTAATGAATATTGAGTTTTTTGGATATTTCGGCGAGAAGTATAGGAGAAAATAAATTATCGCGTATATTTTCGACCAATTTTCCCTCTTGCTCAAGATAATCGATTGTACTAAATACTTTACCATTAATTTGTCCATGCGTTCTGCCGATAAAAGAGATGATATGTGTTGGATTTAGTTGGATAATTTCTTGGAATAATGTATCATAATTATCTACTCGTGATTTTCCTTGTGTATATTGAATTTCAGTGGGATTCGTTAGAATTTCTTTATCGAGAACATTTAGAAATTGTTGACCGATCCATCCATTACTTCCATAAACTAAAACATTCATTTTTATTTTTGTCTTTATCTTTTCTCCTTTTGTTATTGTTATAATTGATTTTATCGCCATCTCTTTATTATATTTTCTCGGTATATATTATACACAAATTTTTATTATTATTATTTTATTATTATTGCATGACAAGAAAATCTAGAATTAGATCTAAACGGTCCGTGTCTAGAAAAATAAGAGGAAGCCGTAGACGAGTTCAGAGAGGGGGTAACGGCGTTGATGTTGCAACTAACAGTAGTCAAGGATCTATTGGCGCAACCATAGACAATTATAAAAAAAGCACAGAAGCCGCTGTTTCGGGAGCTGCAAGCGATGTAAAAAACAAATTATCTAACTGGTTCGCCACCCCCTGGTTAAGTGACACGTGGGGAAAGTTTTGGGACAAAGATAAAGATAGGGTAGTTACTCCAGATAATAGTGTATTAAATCCATTACTTCCAGAAAATGCACAAGTACCAACACCAGCACCAATACCAGTAACCCCATCACAAGTACCAACACCAGCATCAACACCAGTAACCCCATCACAAGCATCAGGTCAAGAAGGCGGAAAAAGAAGAAGACGACCGCAAACACATATCCGACTAAATCGTAAATATATTAGTAGAAAAATGAATAATATCGTCGATATTTTTAGAAAACAATTGACCTGCAAAAATAAAGGTAAAAATAAAAAGAGTAGACGACATTATCGGGGAGGGGCGTATGGTAATTATCCTGGCGCGGTTGGTAACATCAATGTCCCGATGCCATCACGACCATAAAAACCATAACCCAAAAAATAATAATATTTTACTAAATAATATTATTATATTATATAACGATTGAATGCATCATAAAAATAAGACGCGGAAAGTGTATAGTTCTGTTGGAAGCCAAAGAA